AATCGCACCGTTGGAGGAAGCGTTGAACACTTCCAGATTGTCCTGGCGACGCTCAAGAAACGCGGTCTGCGCCAGATCGTCATAAATAACCAGGTCGGTATTAACAGTCGTTGCCATGGTTTAAACCCCTTATTTCGGAAGTTTGAGGAAGGCCTGCTGGCCGTGTTTGCGGATGTAGTCCGCTTTGTCGCTGGCGCTCATTTCGGAACGTTTCAGGCTTCCACCACCGTTTGGCTTGTGTCCGCCCGCGCCCGTGCCTTCTGCGCGAGGGAACAGATGCGGAGCCGTCTCCTTGAGTGACTCCGCCCACTCAAGCGGGCTTAGTGGGGTTTTGCCGTCTTTGCCGAACAGAACATCGCCATTTGCATCAACCGCTACGGCCTCGCCTTCGTCGTTGAGCTGGAATGTGCCTTTGGCACGCAGAATCAGATCGTCAGAAGCTTCAGGCAGCGCGCCCGCTTTAGAGGCTGCTGCACGGATTGCATCCCCGAGGACCCGATCCCGGAATTTGTTGGAGAACGCTTCAGCTTTTTCCGCACGCTCGTTCGCCGCTTTGATCTGCTTATCAACGTCAGCACGCATGCGCTCGGTACGCTTATCCAGCACCTCGTCAATTTTTCCGGCGGCGATAAGCTTCGCCTCTTCATCGTCAGAAAAACGCTGGAGAATGCCGCGTACAGCGTCTGGGTCGATACCGTCAAAACGTGACAGGTTTTCTTTTTGCTGCTTGATGGTGCCCAGCAGCTCAGAGTTTTTTGTTTTCAGGCCTGTAACTTCATTGGTCACACGCTCATCAATCAGCTTCTGTATTTCGGGGGTGATTTCGATACCGCCACCACCACTGCCCTCACCGCCGCTTTCAGGTGCGTAATATTTCAGAAGCATATTTCGAATTAACATAATTTCCCCTCGGGATTTAGTCGGGCCTCGCCCATAAAAAAGCCCCGGCGGATGCCAGGGCGTGTAGAAAGTGATGGTTGTCAGGTTCAAGGACCTGATAGCTGCTTAAGACGTTTCAGGCTGATCCACTCGCCTTTGTCAGTGAACATATCAGCCAGGTCGATTTCACCCGCGCGGAACAGACGGCCACGCTCGGCACCCAGAACCTGATCCTGCCTTTGAGCTGGCTGACGCGCGAGCCATTCAAGATACGTGGTTTTAGCAGGTACCTGCCCATCCATGCTGGCACGAGTGCCCTCGTCCATCTCATTAATATCAATGCCGAGTTCGCGCCAGGACTTGATAATCAGGGTTTCAGTAGAACGGCAACAGAAATGAATTTTCCCGGGCCCTTGCAGGTAAGGTACTTTGTGTCCGATCGGTTTATTATCCAGGGTGTAGCGCAGCAGGTCGCGAATGATGCAGTCGTGACTGGTTTTATTATCCAGCGTAGACAGCCACTGTTTACCCTTCACGATGTCGCTGTGGGCGCTGGTGAAGCTGTTGCGTGCGGTGGCAGCCAGATGATTAACGGCTGTTTTAGCGATGCTGGCGGCGTTTGCCCTGCTCATCTGAAGCGCGCCGTCGCGATAGTCTTTATTGGCATGGCCGCGCACGCTTCGGGCGATGGTTTCAACCGTGTCGCCAGCAAGATAGCCACGGCGTACAGCATTTACGATCCGCGCCAGCCTGTCCGATTCCAGATTCTCCGCCCACTCACTCAGCAGGCGCCCCTGAAATGGCTGAGCCATCGCCGCGGCATAAACCATATCGGCGCTAATTCCCTGTAGCGGGTAGCGTGCCAGCACCTGTGAGGGAAGAAGGGAATCGAACAGGCTCAGCTGATAACTGACCTCGTTCCTGGAAAGCGCCAGCAATTCCCCTTCCAGCCCGGACTGCATCGAAGCGACAGCCTGATGATTAAGTTCGCGTACGCTGCCGAGCAAGCTTTCCAGACGTGTAACCGTGAAGCTATCAGCCGGGAGCCGATCCAGAGCATCCAGCAGACGGGCAGACAGTTCTGCGTCCGTCTCGTTGAGCAGCTTCACCATCCGGTTCGCCACGCCCGTCGCATAGCGGCTAATCCAGACGGAATGGGCAATGGTCTCATCCCGCAAGATTTCGTTTACAGTTGCCATATCAGCCCCCGGTCAACGTGGGGGCCTGGTTGCGGAGCGCATCAATCACTTCATCCGGGCTGTCTGCCGGGTTGATGAGGTCGAGTTTCTGAAGCGCCCGAATCATGTCAGTATCGCGCAGCGCGCCGGACTGCCAGGCGTTCACAATGGCGGTGACCATCCCGGATTCGGCAACCTTCGCTATAAATTCCTGGTTGATGATGTAAGCTGACTCATCCCCATTAATGCCCAGGTACTTTGCACACCAGCCCAGCGCCAGCGTGTAAGCCTCAGAAACGTTCGAAACGCAGATACCCAGCACCGATGTTGATGATGTCTGCTCACCGCTCGCCTGGGTAGCAGTCTTGGCCGTGGCGTTCTGCTCAATCAGTCGGGCGCCCAGCTGCACCATGTAATCGCGCTTGCTGTCCATGGCCTCTTTAGCCAGCATGTTCGGCTGCGCCTGGGCATAGCCAAACGAGCCATCTTTAGGAAGCAAAAGCGGTGATCGGGAACCAATTTTCACGCCCTTCTTTTCGAGGTGATCGCGCCAGTTGGTATCAAGCCCAGTCATATACGGCTGCACCTGACCACAGAACCACACGCTGTCCTCATAGTCAGCGCTGTTTCGATAATGGCCATGGTTTATCTCCACAAGCGCGGCCAGCGGTGAATCATCGATAGTGGGATCGTTGTTCTGAGCACCGACAAAGGTGAACGGGATTTCATCCCAGTATTCCTTTCCTTTAGGCTTCGGATGATATTCGCTGTCGACGGCATAGGTTCCGCTTGCAGTGCCACCTGCCAGGCGCCATACACGGCAGATAAACTTCCCTTCTTCCAGCGCCAGCTCGCGGTACTGAATTTCGTCCTTGTAAGCGTAACCATCCGGCTCTTCTACGCATTCGCGCAGGACCACCAGCACCAGCTGATCGCGTCCGTTAATGCGCTTCGTTCGCCAGTTAATGATGTTCTCTGTCGGATAGCGGAGAATGATCGCTTCGTCTGATGCCTCTGCATAGTCAACATAAAGCCCATCTCGCGCCACCTCCAGCACGTTCTCGACCACCAGCTGTGACTGCTGATAAATGCTGGTACCCGCCCCGTCAGCATTATCCAGCAGGTATTTCAGCTTCTCCGGGCCGTTAAACGTTGGGTCTTTGCGATACGCCATGCCAAGCATGCCGATCTTCGTATTGCCAGCAATGGCGTAAAATACAGCGCGGCGCAGATAGTCCTCGTTGCGCTTACGGTTGCGCGTGGATTTATCGGTTGGATCGAGATAAGGCAAGTACTTATTGCCCGCCGCTTTTACGGCCTCTGCGCCTTTGCAAAAGTCTCTGTATTTCCGCCAGGCAGCAGAAGCCGCCCGGTGTTCTGGTCGAACCCAGGTGATGTCGTCGTTTGCCATATCAGAAAGTGGTGTCCATGGTGATTGAGTATGCCGGTTTCACGATGGGGTAATCCTTCACAATGAAGTACCCACCAGCATCATTGGGGTGATCGTTATCCGCTGATTTATCCGGTTCGCCATTAGCCGCCCAGATTTGCTGCTCGAGGCTCTCGGTGTAGACCGGGCAATTCTGGACGTTGACCAGATAGCGGCGCTCACCGTTGGCGTTGCAGAACATGGCGTTCATTGAGTTAATGCGGTCTTTAACCGGCGGGTTGGCATCATCAACGATGACACTGAAGCCGGCATCGTTAAGCTGGGCAATATCGGTCTTGCTGGCGTTCTGCGATTTGCGGGAGTCGCCTGACGCATCCGGGTAGATGTAAATCTCCCGGCTCTTCACATAACGCCCATTCTCATATCGCCAGAACTCTTCCTGGATACGCTTAATCATCGCCGGCGTGTCGTAGACCTTCACCAGTTCGCGAACCGCGCGCGGTAGCCCGTTACGCTTTACGTGAACAATCGCGGCCATTTTTCCAACGTTGAAGTCCATACCGATAAACAGCGGATCCCCATCCTGAATCTCGTCAGAACAGTTGTTCAGCTTACGGTTAAAGGTGTGGTAAATGGTCCCGCTGTTGAGGTTAGTGAACTTCCCGCGCAGGTAAGCCTGAATCAGTTCATCAGGATAAGAACTTAGCAGCGAGGGAATGTAATCCGGGGGCAGGTTCTTCGCGTTGTCGAACGTACTGGCCTGTATCAGACCGTACAGAGCAGAAAGCTCGGGCTTTTCACGCACCGCCTTCACGAACTGCTGGTAGACGAATTTGAAGCCTTCCGGCGTTGTGGTGACATCGATGCCATTACGCAACCCATCGACCTTGTAACGCATACGGGCTATGATTTTTCGCCATGCCTGTTGCGCTTTAGCAGCCGCCATGACGTCCAGTTCATCCACCATAGCATTACCGATTTTAAAGCCGACTATCGAGCCGGGCTTTTCCATCGAGCGGCAGATGGTTGTCCCGCGGTACCGTCGCCCCTCGTAGAAGTGAACCTCTTTGTTCCCCTCATTGATTATGACGCTCAGCCCCCAGTCAAAGGCCACTTCCTCAATCGTCGGGTAGAAGATGTCACGAATCTGCGGGTACGTCGGCGCGAAATAGCCTTGGTTAATCTTCGGGTGTTCCCACATTCCCTTACAGATGCCGCCACAACCCACCCACGTCTTACCGGAACCGAACCCGGCAACATAGGCTTTGAATTTGTGCTGCATCGCGAGGAAACGCGCCTGAGGAATGTTAAGCGTCGGGCTGATCCCCATCTTCCGCCCTCGCGTCCACTACGTTGATATTGATCTGAACTGGGGTCGGTTCGTCACCATCACCATCACCGGCCAGCTCTTTGCGGAGTTTATCAACCTCCAGCTGCCGGCGGTCGATTTCGATCTGCTGGAGACGCTGAGCGAACTCGCTATCCGCCAGGCCAAGCCGTTTTATTACGGCTTCGAACATTCGCTCACGGCTGATAGCTGTTATCTCGACGCCATTCTTCCCCAGCTTCACACCGGAATAAGCCAGAGCAGCAACAGGGGAGAGTTTCCGGGTGTCGGCGAAATACGGCTGGCCAATACCATCGCCGTTGCATCGCGGACAGCCTGGGTTAGGCTCTCGGGTGTGATCGTAGCCGTAACCTCCAACATCAGCGGGCTCGCGACTCTTCCGCTCAAGCGCTTCGAGTCGTTTCTCTTCGAATTCCACCATATCGCGCCATTGGTACTGGTGACCGAAGCCCCAGCAGTAACGACACGCGCCACGACGATACTGAGAGAGTTGGTTAGCATCGAAGGTGGCAAGCTGCCACATCTGCGCGAGGACTTCATCGGCACTGCCAAGCGTGCGCGCAATGGAGGCTTTTTGTTGCTGCGTAATAGCCTGCGCAACGTTAGGATTCGCTATAAGCTGACGACCGTAGTTTGGGTCACTATAACCAGCACGTGCAGCGGCGGCTGTGGCGTTATTGTCCTTCAGATATTCAGCAATGAAGCGCTTTACCTTCGAACTGAGCTTTATATCCACCAGCTCATCTGCGCTTTTATCTTTCTGCGCAGTGCGCGCTATCTTTTGCGCGTAAATTTTTGTATTTTGCGCAGTAGCTTTCTTGATATAGCGGCGAGCAGTTACATAATTAAGGTTATGTGCCTCGCACCATTCCTTAGGGGATATGCCAGTAGCAGCGTGATCAGACAGGAACCGCTTCTGCAGCTCGCCCCAGTCCGGCTTAGCCATTGTCACCTCTAAATTGAATGAATTTTAAACGTCACTCATAGCTTCATTATTTGAAGCAATGAAGTATTTTTCTCAAAAAAATCTTGAAATGAGGATTTAAGCTCATGACATATGTATAGCTACGATGACGTAGAGAGAATCAAAACCAATCTCGAATGGATTGTACATCAATCATCTGCTGCTACTCAGTTGCCAAACAGGCACGACCAAAAAGCCATATACAAAATTCTTGAACTCATCCAAACCTACGAATTACTTCTTGATTTAATAAAGGATTTTGGCGTATCAGTAATAGATGCCGAACTCGCAGAAGGCCTCTCCATTACAGAGACATTCATAGCCAAAGTGAAACGGAGTGATAGTGCGATGTGAGAGCGTTTTTCAGCAAGCTCATTGTCAAGAGCTAAGTGTTTGTTAGCTTCAAACTGCTAACATGCAGTTTGAAGCTAGAGAGTATCAATTACCGTAAAGGCGATTGAAAAGCGCATTTTTCAAAGCACCAGAATCAATCGGATCCAGGTTTAGCCAGGTCAATGTCTCACGATTTTTTTCTGCATTAAAATCAGAAAAAACGCCATGGATTTCACGATTATCAGGTGAGTAAAGAACAGCGATATTTTGTTCAGGACAGCTATGAGGTTTACATCCAGACAGAGCAATATACTTTTTCCCTGCAACTGTAACTTCGGTTGATGGTGTGCTCGTGCCGCCACTCTTTACCCATGCGGGTAGCTTGTTTTTGCTGATTAGCTCGGAGTAGCTCTTAGAGGTGCTTTTTGCACTAGCGAAGTCAGAAAGATACTGCCCCTCGTCGGCAAGAGCACCGAAAGAAACAAAAGCCATAACAGCGATAATCATTTTACCTTTCATGTTAATCCTCATTCCATAAAGACATCTCAACTCTATACTTTAGCAGCTGCTATGTCAGCCCTATAGTTAGCCAGACTATTCGAAATTACTTTCTATCCCAAATGATTACCTAAGGATTATCCTAATCTTTACCGCTTGTGCTTGTTGAATACTGACTGTTTGCCAGGCTATTAAGGACTCTGATGCGGAGAATGCCAACTCCGGAGAACATCAATAAAAAGAGCAACGAAACTGAGACTCCTGTAGCCCTCCCTGAGAGGGCTTTTTTTTTGAAAAAAAAGCCAGCTCGGACAGAACTGGCTGGGTCTAGCAGTAATAAAATAGCACTTCACACTCAGCTCGACGTTTAGTCTATTCCTTTAGTTCTGCATTCAGATGCCGGGTGCCTCCCGGTGAATTTGCCACAGTCTACAAATCCGCAAACGTTACGTGCAACAGCGACTGCTTGCCCCGCCGCAGAGGGGGATTCAGCCAAATAGCAAAAGTATCGATTCACCTGTGTAATACGAATCTAGTACAAAATTTTAGTTTTATGCAATCTATGACTAAATTATTAAAATCGCGACAAAACTATCACGCAAGTTATTAATCCCCCCATTAAAAATCACGCACTAAAACATTTCTTCTTATGCCCGATACTTATCTGACGCTTTGCTTTAAAGTCCAAGGCTCCTTGTAATGATGGCCATTTGGTCTACCTTCCGAATTGCAGGATTTCATTTCGGAAGGGACTTTTTTTCCTTTCCCGCCTTGATAAATACTCATTGTTTTCTAGACTCTTACACAGACTTTGCTATGTCAGGTAAAGTCGTCGTTCAGGACTACCCGTGTGCTCAAGGATGAGCCACCCTGATTTGTTCAAGCTTTTCCCTGCCATTTAATTATCTCCCCCCAAAGAATTGTCCATTCGTATTATGGAGTCCTCAATATTTGCTACGGTTAAAGTCCAGAGGAGAGACTGTGTCCGAACCTCAGGGATGAGGCTCAATTTTTCCCGCAATTTGCTTTCCATGCTTTGTTATGCGCCAGGATGTCTTTCTTCGTCTGGCGGTCCAGAACGTCGATGTCTTGATCCGTCAGGAAGATTGGCTTCACCCAATCACAACCGGTATCAACCACCACCGGGACGCTTCCATTCGTTACGCAGCTCGCGATCAACATCGTCGCCAGGCATATGATTAACAGTCTGCTGTACATTGCTGGCCTCTTTCGTTGTTTCTACCCTGCGTTCGGCTGCTGCGACCATTGCCGCTGCGTTATCTTCGGTTCGCTGCTGGTCGGCTTTGGCTTCTGCTTTGCTGGTACCGCGAATATGGCCCAGGCCAAAAGCGCCGGCGATAGCGGAAATGACCAGTGCGGCCAGCCCGATTATTGTCTCGATCCCCACACTCACCTCATACCAGAACTGATTTCGCCAGGTTAAACAACGCACGGCGTTTTTCCAGCCCGTTGCGGCCGCCATTGATTAATAGTGTCACGCGCTCAACGTCGCCGGAATGAAGAAGGCAACCGCGGGAGGCATAGAACCATGCGGCTGAGCGCGCGGCGTATTCATCCTCTTCAAGCAGTTCCGGGTGGGTTACAAGGTCCAGTTTCAACGCCTGGCCACAACTGCGATAGTTACTCAGACCAGTAACCTGTTTCAGCCCGCGACCGCGATATTTCCATCCATCACCGGCAACCTGATTGCCCAAGTGTTCTTTTCCCCACTCACCACCGTATACCAGATTAGCGATCGCTTCCTGGTTTGCCGGTTGCGT